TGAAGAATAAACAACAACTCCGTGAAAAAGGATACTGGCAGATGCCTTATCTGGTTCCACGTTGGGACAAGATAACCGGCGAAGTCTACGGCTACGGCCCCGGCAATGTTGTGTTGCCTGACATTCGCAACCTTAATCTGGCAATGGAATTGGATTTTAAAGCGTGGGCTAAAACAATCGACCCACCTTTGGAAGTGGTGGATGACGGCTCTATAGTTGAGATTGATTTAACTCCAGCCGCTGTGAACTATGTGCGTGAAATAGGTAGGCAGATTGGAACTATACAGATTCAACCAAACCTACAGCACACACAGATTAATGTTGAGAGGTTGAAAGAATCTATCAACAGGGCTTTTTATACAGACCAGTTACAACTCCACTCAGGTCCACAAATGACAGCCAGTGAAGTAATCGCCAGAACAAATGAGATGAACCGTATTCTCGGTCCTGTTCTCGGTAGACTCACTGACGAACTATTAGACCCCTTAATCAACCGTGTATTCCACATACTGCTTCGGTATGGCGCTATTGATGAGCCGCCTGCCCAAGTTTTAGCACTACACAAAGAGAAGGGTATAGGTCAAAATCAATATAGAATTAGATACGAAAGTCCTCTGGCAAGAGCCCAAAGGTCTAACGAAATGCAAGCCATGCAGAATATGTTAGCCGTTCTTGGCCCAGTCGCTGAGCTATTTCCTGAAGTTTTGGATATTATTGACTCAGACAGATTAGCATATAAGATAGCAGAAACAGCTGGCGTCAGTGAAGACATCTTACGAACAGAACGTGAGGTCCAGAAAATCAGAGAGCAGAGAGCGCAACAGCAGGCAGAGATGGCTAAGCGTCAACAGATGATGGAAGAAATAGAAACTGTTGGTAAAGCTGCTGGTGGCATGGAAGAATTACAAAAAATGGGTATGCTGCCTGGAGGTGGAGGGGAATAATGAGAGAGAAGTTAAAGGCTTATGAGCAGACTTTCAAGAATCCACAAGGTGAGAAAATCCTCAAGGATTTGGAAGAACGCTTTTTAAATCAAGTTTCTTATTGGCCAGAAGAAAATCAACCATACATGACCTACTACAGAGAAGGTCAGAGAGAGGTTGTGAGATATATCAAACAGCTATTGGAGATAAATCCAGAAAGGCCAACAAGAGCTAAAACATAATACAGGATTAGGAGGAAACATGACAACCAATGATGGAGTCCAAAATGCCGACGCTGGTAGCCTCGAAGGAGGTCAGGTCGGTGATGAGGGTAGCTCGTTCAGCTGGGAAGATGGAGTCCAAGATAAGGCTTTATTGGAAAACCCCACGGTTGCTAACCTTAAAGGTAAATCGATGGATGAGGTTCTGCAAACTCAAATCGATGCTCAATCTTATATAGGCCAAGCGGTCAAAGTGCCTGACATGAACGCACCCAGTGACGACTGGGGAAAATTTTATGACAAGGTGAGACCAGCAGATATTAATGAGTATAAATTTGATTACCCAGAATCTAAGTATACAGACCAGAATACTCAGGATTGGTTCAAAGCGAACGCTCATGAGTTAGGTCTGACGCAAAAACAAGCTGGTGAAATGGCTGCACGCCACGTTGATTATACAGAGAATATGATGGCTGATATGGATAAGCAGGCCGAAGGGATTATCACCCAACGAATTGCTGACAACAAAAAAGCACTCGGTGGAGATTATGATAAGACCATGAACTTGTTTGAGCGAACCATCAAAACAGAGGGAGGCGAACAGATGTGGAACGCCTTACAAGAGAATCCTCTGGTGGACGACTTGTCGTTCATTAAAATGATTTCCAAATATGGAGGTCAGTTAGGTGAAGATAATTTGGTAGTCGGCGAAGGCTCAACTGCTATGGGTCGAACCGTTGAAGAAATCAAAGAAGAGATTGCAAAGATTAACGACCACGACCATTACAAATTGGGACCGATGGGCGGCGACAAATATACAAACCTGGCAAACAAAAAAGCTACATTGTATCAAGAACTAATCAAAGTGAGGGACGGCTAATACGCAGTCCGAAAGGGTAGCTGCGAAAAATCCTATGACTCTAAGTCCGAAAGGGTAGCTTAGACAAGAGGTATAAAAGCTAAACTCTCTAAAAAAACGAAACACAGGAGATTAAAATGCCAAATTCTATAACGACTGCTTTTGTAGAGCAGTACCGTGATGATTTTATTCTTCTGTCTCAGCAGCTTGAGTCCAAGTTTCGTGGCAAAACTAGAGAGACTTTTATCGTAGGTGACCAGGCCTATTTCGAAAGACTTGGTGAAACCGACCCGATTCAGTCTTCAGTGCGCCACGGCGTGACGCTGCACGTTAATCCAGAGTATACCAGACGTTCTGTGGTTCCACAGGATTGGTATTGGAGTGCTCTGATTGACGATGAAGACAGACTGAAAATGCTTGCTGACCCAGGCAATGATTATCTGCGTATGGCGGTAGGTTCGCTGAATAGAAAGTGTGATGATATTATCATCGCCGCTCTTGGTGGGGCCGCACGTTCGGGCCACACCGGTGGTTCAACTACTGCGCTTCCGTCCGCACAGAAAATTGCTCATGGTGGAGCAGGTATGACTCTGGCTAAGATTACCGCAGCCAGAAAAACTTTGCTTGAAGCTGATGTAAATATGGAAGATGAGCTTTACTTGGTGATGGCTCCAGAGCAGATGGATGAAATCCTACAGCTGGAAAAATTCACCAGTGGCGACTACGGCTATCAGACCCTTATGGCTGGTCACGTAGACTTCTTCGCTGGCTTTAAGATTATTCTTTCTAACCGCCTCCCCGCTTCTGCAACTGGCCGCTTTTGTTATGCGTGGGCCAAAGAAGGTATGGGACTTGCCGTAGCGAAAGACCTGGAAGTTAATATTGACTTGCTGCCTACTCATAGGTATGCCACTCAGGTATTCGTGCGTAAGAGCCTTGGTGCTGTGCGTGTAGAAGATGAAAAAGTTATTGAGATTGATTGCTCTGAATAAGAGCTTTAAATAAATAAGGGGAGCGGCGGCGCTCTATGGAGGGCCGTCCCCCAAGCAAAAAGACAATAGGAGGGCTATCATGCCTACATTTAAAACTACACAAATGACTAACCGTGGCAACTTTGTTGCGAACGCTCCTTATGAGCACGGAGTCGTAAAAACTTTTTACGGAGTTTACACCACTCTCGGCACAGAAACTACAGCTGACATTCTTAATGTAGCCTCGCTACCTAACGGTGCGATGGTTCTGCCTACTTCCGAAGTTCACTTCGAAGCTATGGGCGGGTCACTAACTTTCGCCGTAGGTGATGGTGATGACGACAATCGGTATAAGACCGCTACATCGTGTGCATCCGCAGGCTCAATGGCACTGGATACAATTGGTGGCATGGGTTATGTTGTTGGAACCGCGTCTGATGACGAAGTGGTCTCACTCTTGATTGGTGGTGGAACAGTTGCTGCCTCTAAAGAAATCCACGTCTACATTCAATATGTAGTGTAAGGGGGTCTTTATGCCAACTTTTAAAACCACACAGATGACCAACTTTACCGCTGGACCCCCAGCAACCACGCTGAAGTCCAGTGAGCACAACAGAGTGCATTGTCAATACGGTAGTTATACTACTACAGGGGCAGAGACTCTGGCAGATGACATCTATATTGCATTGATTCCAGTCGACGCAAAAATTTTAGCGACCAGTTATATTTCGTGGGAAGCTATGGCTTCCGGCACCTACTTTGCGGTAGGTGATGCTGGCGACGAAACCAGATTTAAGACTTGGACTGATTGTTCCAGCGCTGGTAGTTTGGTGCTTGATACCATCGGCAACTTAGATTGGGAAGTTGACTCAACAGCTAACCAGACCGTTATGATTAGCGTTAGTGGAACACTTGCAGCAGATAAAGACATACACAGTTTTATTTTTTACGTATACTAAAATGAAAGGGGCCCGCAAGGGCCCCCTCTATGGAGGATAATGTGGCTCGAAGTAATATAGATATTGCAAACCAAGCATTGAATATGTTGGGCCATGAGTCAATAACAGCTTTCTCCGAAGACACTAATACCGCATCATTAGTCGACCAACTATTTGAGACGGCTAGAGATACGGTCTTGGTAGGTCATCCTTGGAACTGTTTAATAGCAAGAGCATTGTTGGCGCAGAATGGAACTGGGCCAACTTTTGGATATACCTATGCTTATACGATACCCACTGATTGTTTGAGAGTTCTTTATTGTGATTGCGTTGAAGACGGTTACTTGTGGGAGATAGAGGGCAGAACTGTAGTAACTAATGCCGACACTCCTCTCTACATTAAATACATTAAGAAAGACACTAATGTAGATAACTGGGCGATATACATTTATAATTTGGTCATTTTAAAATTGGCGGCCAAATTAGCATTAGCACTCACAGAAGACGGGGCCAAAGCTAATAGTCTTGAAGAAAAGTATATGATGAAAGAACGTGAAGCACGGTTCATGGATTCAGCAGAAGGCTCTGCTAAAGTCATTGATACCGACATCTTCATTCAAAATAGGAGAGGCGTGTATAATCCGCTAGCTGTATCTTAATAGATGGCAAGAAAATTACACCTGCTCCAAAGTTCTTTCGTTGCAGGAGAGCTTAGCCCTAAGCTACATGGACGTGTAGATATAAAGAACTACAATAGTGGACTCAAACAATGTCGAAATTTTATAGTATATCCTCATGGAGGATTGCAGCGTAGAGACGGTCTACGATATGTGGGGGAAACTAAAGATTCCACCCGCAAGTCTAGACTTATACCTTTTCAATTTGGAGACGATAATGCGTATATTCTTGAGTTTGGTCATGAGAATATTAGAGTTTATCGCAATAACGCTGTCCAGACTTTGGTGGATAATATCACGCCTGTGGACATAGTCTCGCCGTATGATGAAGATGATGTTCACGGTATTCAATTCGCTCAATCCTTTGATGTAATTTATTTGGCTCACCCTGATTATAAACCACGGGAGCTCACCAGAACTGCTCACGACGCTTGGGCTCTAAGCAGCTGGGCTCCAACAGAAGGCGACGACCCGTTCGCCGCAGTCAACGATTACCCTCGTTCTGTAACTGCATGGCAACAGAGACTTTTTTGGGGCGGCACTAATAATAATCCTCAAACAGTCTGGGCTTCAGCTCTAGGTAACTTCGGTAACTTCGACCTAGTGGATGCTACCGAAGACGACGACCCAATCCAATTCACCGTTGATTCTAATACCTTGAACGTTATTAAATGGTTAATGCCTGGTATTTCTATCCTGATGGGAACGTCAGGTTCTGAATACTACGCTGATGGCGGCGGTAGAGGCACCGCCATGACTCCTACCACTTTATCTGTTCTCCCCACTACAGAATATGGATGCGCAAACATCGCTCCAGTTAGAGCGGAGAATACAGTTTTATACGTTCAACGGGCTGGTAAGAAGGTCAGAGAGATGAAATACAATTGGGACGAAGATACTTATGTCGCTCCTAATGTAACTATTTTCTCTGAACACCTAACAGCTCCAGGCATTAAAGCTATGTCTTATCAACAAGAACCTAACTCTTTGCTGTGGGTTGTGTTGAATGACGGTAACATGGCAGGTATGACTTATGAGAAACAGCACCAAGTCTACGCTTGGCACTCTCATACAACTGCCGGTGACTTTGAATCTACCGCTGTTATACCGAATCCAGCCGGAGACGCAGACGAAGCGTGGTTCGTTGTTAAGAGAAACATCAACGGCACCGACAAACGATTCGTTGAATATATGGACACGTCTATAAATACAGACTGCGCTTTTGTTTACGACGGGGTGGCCACCACGTTAGTGAGCGGCATAGACCACCTGGCTTATGAAACTGTAAACATAGTAGGTCTTACCGCATCAGGTAGCTATATGGCCCAAGACTCAGACCAAGCTGTTTCCAGCAGCGGCACCATTACTTTGTCAGAGCCGTTCAGGTATGTAGAGGTAGGATTGAATTATGAATCCGAAGCAATAACTCTAAGTCCTGAATTATTGGACATGGGAACTATTCAAACTTTCAGAAAGAAGCAACTCAGTGCCTACATTAAACTTCAAGACACTTCGACGTTAGTTGTGAATGATAAAGAAATACCTATCAGAACAGGCGGAATGGATATGAATGACGGTGTTGTGCCGTTCACAGGCACAAAGAAAGTATGGTTACAAACCAGTGGAGGAGACTTTAATCCTGGCTGGTCAAGAGATTTAAGTTGTTCGATTAAACAGTCAGACCCATTTGATACAGAGATTCTATCACTGTCTTGGGAGGTCGGGTTAGGAGACTAAATGTTAATTAAAGTTCCATATCAGGACGGTCACTTTGTAAATAATATGGACATCCTTAGAGGTTTAGATACCACACAGTTGATATTTGTTGACCGTGGTAAAGGCCCCGCTTTCAGTTTCTACTATGAGGATAAGTATTTAGGTTCAGCAGGATTGAACTTCATTTACGACGGTGTGTGCCAAGTATGGATTATCACAAGTCAATATGTGGAAGAGTATTCAAAAGAATTTGTGGTCGGCACCCTGGAACAGTTCCATGAGTGGGTAGACCAAGATATTTTCTGGAGGTGTAGCGCAATAGTTCCAGCACATCTCCCAAAGTTTGTAGATTTTGTAGAGAAGTTCGGCTTCGAAAGAGAAGGTTTGGCTAAAAAAATCGGGCCGAATAAAGAAGACTACTACTATTATGCGTGGATAAGGAGTGATGATGATTAATAAAAGGTTTGGAAAATTAATTATATTAAAAAAGGCAGGGAAAGAGCACAAATCAAGATGTTTTATGTGGGAATGTTTATGTGATTGTGGTGAAATTACAACAGTTCGTTCAACAAGTTTACGTAGCGGAGCAACAAGAAGTTGTGGCTGTCTACAAAAAGAGACAACTGCAAAAATTAGCACTAAACATAATCATGCGTCAAGAAATGGTAACGGTAAACGAACACCAACCTACTATACATGGTGCTCTATGAAGGCACGTTGTAACAACCCTAACCGTGAAGTTTATAAGTATTATGGTGGCCGGGGTATTACAATTTGCGACAACTGGATGGACTTCAAAAACTTTCTCGAAGATATGGGAGAAAGACCAGAAGGCACAACCATAGATAGAATAGATAATAATGGTAATTATGAACCAGATAATTGTCGTTGGTCAACGCAAAAAATACAAATTTATAATCGGAGGTCATGAGATGGCTGCAGGGGTAATGGTGGCAGGTGGCGCTTATCAATACTATATGTCACGAAAAGCTGGCAAGATGCAGATGGAAATTG